TTTAGAACTCAATACAAACTTAGACAACAAATCAAGAAACAATTTGAACATTACCTTGACCCAAGACAAGTCAAACAACTCCAAGATAACCCTGAACTTCTGAAGTTAGGCGGAGAACGAAGACGTTGTACGTTTTTATTTACAGATGTTCGTGGCTTTACAAGTTTATCAGAACGATTAGAACCTGAACAAGTTACAGAGATTATGAATAAAGCATTAACGATACAAGCTGATGCAGTTAAAAAGTATGACGGTATGGTAGATAAATATATTGGTGATGCAATGATGGCTATATTTAATGCACCTATAGATGTTAAAGACCATGAGACTAAAGCTATTCAAGCTGCTATAAAAATAAAACAAGATATGATAGATGCTGATTTAGGAATAGAGATAGGTATAGGAATCAATACAGGCGAAGCTGTTATAGGTAATATGGGAAGTGATACACGTTTTGATTACTCTGCTATAGGTGATGCTGTAAATTTGGCTGCAAGACTTGAAAGCTCTACTAAAGAAGTAGGAGAAGATATAGTAATAGGGTATACCACAGCTATGAACTCTGATATACCCACTAGATATTTAGACCCCATCAAAGTAAAAGGTAAAAAAGATGAGATAATTATCTACACTACTTCTCAGTCATAATTCTAGAATTTAGATATTCTTCTAAATACCTATGAATTTTATCTAACTTACCTGTAGTTTCTCTTACAACTGTATTTAAAGTATTATATTCTTCTTTTGTAAGGAACTTTTTAAGTTCTGTTATATCTGTTGATGTTCTTTCTGTTATAAGCTTACCTGTTCTATCGTATAATAATTTATACCCAAGTATTTGTGCTTCTTTTCTTTTTGTACTCATGATATATCACTAAATGTAATGTTATCTTGTCTTCCTCTAAGACCTGCTTTCATATATGTAGTAGCTCTACCTTCAAAGAAGTTCTGATGCTCTACGCCTGTTACTTCATCAATCCAACCTAGAGGATTCTCACGTTGGTCATAGTTAGTTTTAAGACCAAGCTGTAATAATCTTCTATCTGCTATGTATCTATTATAAGCATACATATCTTTTTTAGTTAGTCCTTGAATATCTCCCATGTCAAACACTAAATCTAAAAACTTATCTTCAAGTGTAACCATATGTCTACATATCTCATATAGTTCTTTCTTGAAATCATCTGTCCATATTTCTATGTTCTCTTTTATAAACTCTCTGAATAACTTTGTCATTGCTTCAACGTGCATAGATTCATCACGTATAGAATAGGTAACTATCTGTCCCATACCTTTCATCTTACCGAACCTTGGAAAGTTTAAAAGAATAGCAAAGCTTGAGAAGAGTTGTAGTCCTTCTGTAAAAGCTGAATAGACTGCTAAAGTTTTTGCAATACTTTCTTTTTTAGCTTTAGTAGGTTTAAAGTTACCAACATAATCATGCTTGTCTGACATCTCTTCATACTCTGCAAAAGCTTTGTACTCTATTTCAGGCATACCTACTGTGTCTAACAATAAACTATAAGCATGTTGATGTATTGATTCCATGTTTGCAAAAGAACCCATCATCATTCTTGCTTCAGGCTTTTTAAAGATAGGCATATACTTATCTATATATCCTGCCCCGACATCTACATCTGACTGAGTAAACAATCTAAATATTTGTGTAAGTAAATTCTTTTCTATATCTGAAAGTTCTTGCCAATCTTTGACATCTGTATGTAGTGGTACAGATTCAGGCATCCAATGCATTTGATTCTGTAATACATAGTAGTCAAACATCCATGGATATTCAAACGGTTTATAGTAGTCTCTAGTTTTTAGTAAGCTCATTTTTCTTTTCCTTTTTCTTTTTATTGTTGTTAAATATTCTGTCCCAATTTTCTTGGTACTTTTTTTCGTTTGGATTCCTACGTTTGGAACCCTTACCTCCGTGCCATTGACTCATTATCCTTCACAAGCTAGACACTCAGTATCTTCTAAATTTATTCTAGGTATTTTAAGATTGACATTTTCTACAGTTCTTGCTGCGTTAGAACGGAAATAATAAAGTGATTTAAGTTTTTTCATACCATACCAATGAACATCATTTACATACTGCATATATTCATCATGTACTTCTTGAGGTTCTGTAGCTTTAGGTAATGTAAAGAACAGATTGACAGACTGTGCTTGACAAATAAACTCTTGTCTTTTTGCAGCGTGTTCAATAATCCATATCTGATTTATTTCATTAGCTGTTTTAAATATTTCTTTTTCATTATCAGTAAGAATATCTAAATGCTGAACAGAACCTTCACTACCTGTAATGTCTTTCCACAATGCAGTCAACTCGTCAGCTTTCAAGCCTTTAGATTTTAAAAGCTTTTCTAAGTATTTATTTTTAACTTGGTAGCTGCCGGATAAAGTTTTGTGAGTATAGCAGTTAGCCCTGTAAGGCTCGATACTAGGAGAAGTGCCACTGCAGATGATACCGCTACTAGCGTTAGGAGCAATAGCAAGAAGATTAGCATTACGCCTAGCACTACCGCTAATGTCAGGAGCCTCGCCCCTTTGAACAGCCAACTCTTTAGTTGCTTCTGTTGCTTTAAGTTTAATGTAAGTAAATGCCTTATAGTTAAACCCAGATGCATAAATGCCTTCGAAAGGTATTGACCTACGTTGAAGATAAGCATGGAAACCCATAGCACCAAGCCCGAGACTTCTTTCTCGATACGCTGAATAGGCACTCTTGGTAAAGCCTTCTTTACCTTCTCTAACATAGTTTTGAAAGCGTTTAAAATTTGCATTATATTCTCCTAGTTGTGTTGTATCTATTGCGTTGTCAATATAATGTTGAATTATATTATCAAGCATGGTTATTAAATCTTGTATAAAGTTATCATCCTTTGACCATTCATCAAAGTATTCTAAGTTGACAGAAGATAAACAACAGACTGCTGTTCTTTCTTCATCAGTAGGTAAAGTTATTTCAGAACATAAATTACTCTGGCGTATTTTTAATCCTAAATCTTTTTGTTGTTTAGGTAAAGCTTCGTTACATCTGTCAATGTTGACCATGTAAGGCTCACCTGTTTCAGCTCTAGCATTTATTATCTGCCACCATAATTCTCTAGCATTTATAACTTTAACAGCTTCATTGGTTTTAGGGTCAATCAATCTCCAGTCTTCATCGTTTTGAACAGCTTCAAGAAAAGAATTTGTAATGTTTATGCCATTATGAAGATTAAGATTCTTTCTGTTTATATCTCCACCAGATTCTTTTCTCATGTTAATAAACTCTTCAATCTCCGGATGAGATATGTCCATGTAAGCTGCATAACTACCACGTCTTGTTGTGCCTTGATTAAAGGCTAACATCTGTGAATCAACTACATGTATGAAAGGAATTGAACCAGTAGAACGACTGCCATGAGTAGTAGAAATACCGTTACTCCTAATATCGCCCCAATATCCACCAATGCCTCCACCTGAACTTGCCAACCATATATTCTCATCATAGTGAGCAGATAAACCACCGCGACTGTCAGGAACATAATTAAGGAAACAACTGATAGGAAGCCCACGAGTGGTACCCCCGTTACTAAGTATAGGAGTGCTAAACATGAACCAACGAGAGGAACTGTAGTTGTAAAGTCTTTGAGCCAGTTCAAAATCCGTCTCACCTTTGAAGGTTGCTCCGAAGACGGAGGCTCTGGCAAGTGCTTCTTGTGCATGTGTTTCTCCTTCCCAAAAATATCTATCTTTGAGTGTATCTAAACTAAATTTATCAAATTCTTTTTCTTTATCATAGTTTATTTCAATTCCTAAGTAAGGCTTAGTTCCTATTTTATCTTCAACCATTATCTTGTTCCTTATTATTTACGTATAATGCTATTATAGCATAATGAATTATTTTCATCAAGTCTTTATTATCTTTACCATTCTTTTTTCCAAATCTCATGGCATACTTCATAATGTTTCCAATACAAAACCCTTCTCCATATCCTGAATCAATAATCATATCAGTCGCTTGATACTTTCCATTAGCATAATGTTGGTCATAAGTATTACCAATGTAAGCTTTAACTTCATTTAAAATTTTATCTTCATTAAATTTATAGTTCATCTTTTCTCCACTTATCAGGTAAAGTATTTTCACTATACCATGTAAATTTATTTTTTTCTGCCCATTCTGCATGAGTTCTTTTTGTTCCGTCCTTTCTTTTCTTAGCCTGTGGCATAGGAGCATAAGGACTTAAAAATAAAAACACTAACTCTTGATTAGGTTTTAAAGCTTTACGAATCCAAACATATTTATTGTATTCTTGGTAGTCCCAAAATCTACCCTTTGCTTCTAATAAATATTCTTTATTACCTATTTTTTTTACAAAGTCAGGCTCGTAATTATGCTCAACTATATAAGGAACTTTATTAGTGTGATGATTCCATTCTTGTAAAACTGTAGTGTGTAAAGTATGTTCCCATTTAGAATCATATCCTTTAGGTACGTCTTTTTCTTTAGGTCTAACCTTTCTAGGTTTTCTGTAACCGACCATTACATAACATCCGAATAAATAATATCATTTATATCTTTACGTTTTAAAACTTTTTTTATTCTTTTCGCAAACCATCTAGGAGTATAAGCAGAAACCATTAGTTTTCCATTACTAAAGAAGTGAGTGTCTTCAGGTAAATAGTTTTTAAAATTAGCTACGTTTACTTTCTTTTGTTCTTCTTCTATAAGCATAGTCTTTAACCATGTAATTACAAATTCTTCTGAAAGTTTTTTTACTTGCTTTGCTTTTCTTTGATTCATAAGTTTACTTCCTCAACTTTAGGTTCTTTAACAATCTTTGTAAGATACACAGGACCTTTAGCATAATTAAAAACTCTTAAGCCTTGTCCGTCATTAGCATCTTTATGACATTCTATTTTATGTGGACACCATGTACATCCTCTAGCTAGTTTCATATTACCCGAAGCACCTTCAGGTATAGGTTCATAACAAAGTTCAGGTGGTTCATTATTTACAATTATTTCTTTTACGTTTTTTATTTTAGAAACTATGTTAGGCTTTTCCATATCGTCAGGTATGTAAGTACAAAGGTCTCCTGTTTCTTTATTCATCACTAGGAAGCCACCTTTGTTTGTTCCTTCTGCTTCTTCATAACCTGCAAGTTGTGCAAGATAACCAAAAGAATCATCTTCACTTAATGTTCCTTCTTTAAATTTCTTAAATGCGTATCCTGATGCAGTCTTTACGTCTACTACTTCACCGTCAATCTTACAGTCCATATGTCCTTTGATTCCGTTTACAGTAATTTCTTTTTGCATGTCTGTAAGTTTATGTCCAGAAAGTTTAACAAAAAACAAGAGTAAAACTTCAAGTAAATGTCCATATAAAAATTTAATTTGTACGTTAGGTTCTAGTTTTTCTGTTGTATCTGATTGTGTATGAGCATCAAACCATAAACGTCTTTCAGGTTTACCTATGTTTGACATACGTAGCATTTCTTTTTGAGTTCTATCTTGAGGAGTAGACCAATGCCTTAAAGCTTCAGCCATGTCTTTTCCAAACTCTTCATACATTTCTTCTGATATCTTTAACTGTTTGCCTTCTGTTAAAGAATCTAAAAGTTTATAAATATCTGGTACTAAATTATTTAGTTTTTTCATTTTCTGAATCCTTGAATGCTTTAATCACATCCGATGAAAATAGTTTTTGTAAGTTTACAAGAAACATTTTACTTGCTTTATGGTCTCCTCCACTTACAGTTCTGAATGTATCTAATTTATCTACGATAGTTTTAAGTACATCTGTTTTAAAAACCAATGTACAAAATTCGTTATCACCTACACATAGATTATGAAACCAATAATCAGATTCAGTTGCTCTTATACCTGAAGGTTTACCATATGATTCATATTCTATACAAATGTTTCCTGTGTTTTGCCATAAATCTTTTTCAGATTTAACTTCTATTTTTTTATTGGTAAGCATGTCTGATATTTTTTCTTCTCTTATTGTACCATAAGTTAAATCAATGTCAAACTTTTTTCTGTCTTCTATTTTAGGTTTCATGTTTTTCCTTGTAAGTATTTAATATTTCTATCGCTTTATCTTTATTTATTTTTATCCATTCTCCTTTGTTATCTTCTGAAAAAAATTTCATAAACTCAAGTACTTTTCTTTCAGCCTTGATTTGATTTTTTACTGTAATAAGTTTAACAATTTCAAAATCTTTTAAAGGACAACATGCTTGAAACTGTGATAATCTTTTATCTGTATTTATACTTTTACCAACTTTAATCCAACCTTTCCAAGCAGGATTAGAGATAATATATATTTCTCCTTTTGCTTTTGACAACCACTCTCCTGTTCCATATTTTTTATCCATATGTTTTTTTAATCCGGGAGCTGATAAATGTCTTTTAGTTTTTTCTTTTAAATATTCACAAGCTTTTCTTAAAGACATATTGTTTTTAAGTATTTCGTTTTCAACATATTCTAGTTCTTTTAATTCAGTTTTTATTGCATCTAACAAACCTGTTTCTTGATTAAACGTATATCCAAAATTAATAGTAGATGTTTTTCTTTTAATGGGTTTCATACCAACTGTCCCCTATTTTATATTCTCCTGTTAAAGGACAACGCATGTTAAAATATTCTCCTGCTTTTTCTATGGCTTCTACGCCTAGTCTTCCTACAAAGTCTGCTTGATTTTCAAGAACTTGTATCTGCCATTCATCGTGTATGTTTGCTACAAACTTAGCATCTAAAGTATTAAGTCGTATACTTTCTTCTAATATAACTAAAGCTTTCTTCATCACGATTGCTCCTCCACCTTGTAATAAAGTGTTTAATGCAGCATGTTTATGTCTTAGTAATATCTTACGACCATCTAACCCTTTGAGGTAGCCCTTTTCCGCAGCTCTATCAACTCGTTCCTTAAGAGTTCTAAGTGCTGGTAGACCAGTAAGAAACCGTTCTCGCAATCGTTTACCATCATTTCTGTTTCCTTTAATGATGCTTCCAATTTTTTCATCTCCGGCTCCGTAAATGAGTGCATAGATGAAAGTTTTTGCCTCATCTCTTGATTTAAGTCCAGCAAACTGTTGGTTAGCTGTGTGAATGTCTCCGTTAATAATTTCATTTACATACTCCTCGTCAGCCATATAGTGTGCTAACATTCTTAGTTCTAAACCACTTGCATCTATACCTACAAGCTTGTAACCTTTTGGTACTGTCCAACATGAACGACATTCTTTACCATAAGGACTGTAAACAGCAGGTACTTGAGCCATGTTAGGATTTCTATGAGCCATACGACCAGTGATAGCACCTGTACATATAACAGAACCATGAACTCTATTGTCTTTTTCTACAGCCTCTATCCATGAATGGACTTGGGCTAACCTTTTTTGATATAAAAGAAAGTCTGCTATAAGCTGTGCTTCTTTTATGTGTGTTATCTTTTTAAGAGTAGTTTCATCTACGATAGCTTGTCCTGTTGGTGTAAATTTATTTGGCTTCCAACCAAGCTCTTGTAATCTTTGTCCTATTTGTTTTCTAGAACCTAAATTAAACTCTTGTAATGTCTTTCTCATGAAAGGTTTTCTTTCAAGCGTACCATCTATTATATCATTGTACTCTTGTTCTGTCAATCCTTGTTTAGAAAGTTTACCATCTTTTTTTAATTTAGGTTTAACCATTTTGTCATCTATCCAGATTGGCTTAAATGTTTCGTGTACTTTGTCTTCAGTTTCTTTAAGTTTAGATGATAGTTCTGATGTCAAAAGCATAGCTTCTTTCTCATCAAATAAAAATCCATTTTGTTTTTGTTGTTCAAGAATATGTGTAACTTTATGTTCTAAGTTTATACATTCTTTTGAAAAACCAATAGATTCTTTTCGTAAATAATTAAATAATTTATAATTTATTTCAACATCTCTTTCACAATATGATAACATTTCTTTTGTAAATGCTGACCATTCAGGTGAATCTTTTTTAGGTAGACCAAGTTTATAACCCCACTTAGCTATGCTATGACCACCTTCTCTTGTAGGATTAAGTAGTCTAGATAAAACAAGAGTGTCAATAACTTTATCTTTGTGATATAAATCAATACCAGTAAGTTTTTTTATGACTGGTATATCATACCCTAGTATATTATGACCTATAAGTTTATCTGCTTTTTGTAGAAACTCTATGCCTTCTTGTAAAGTATCTTCGTAAAAATGATAGAACTTTCCATGTTCATCTTGTGCTACGAGACACCAAATAACTGAAGGATTTAATCCGTCTGTTTCAATATCAAATACTAATTGCATATGTTTCTCCTAGAAAGGTATGACATCTTCTTCTTTAGAGTTAAGTATTTCTAAGTCCTCATACTCTGACAGTCTACCTGTTTCTTTATCGTATACTAATGAACAAGCCATGCCTACATCACCTGTATATCTTGATTTAAGGATACGTAATTTTGTTGTTCGTGATTCTAAATCATCATCTGATTGTTGATTTCTTTCAAGAGCTATAACAGAATCAGAAAGTTGTGCAATACTATTTGAACCACGTAGATGTGATAAGCTTACACTAATACCATTCTCATGTCCTTTGTTGCCTTCGATTCTACGTAAGTGTGATACAAGTATTATACCTGCACCTGTTTCTTCTACCATGCTACGTAGTCTGTGCATAATACTGTCAATAGCTTTACGTTCATCTCCATCCAACATAGAACTTACAAGCATGTGTAAGTGGTCTACTACTACCCACTTACAATCACAACCAACAATCAAGTATCTAAGCTTTGCAAAGATAGCATCAATATCATTGGCTCCAAAGTGAGCATGTATAAATACTCTATCATTACCAAATACTTTATCAAACATATGGATTAATTTAGACTCTCCATATTCATCACGTACACTATCAATAAATAGCTTGTCACTTGCTTCGATAGAAAGTATACCATCAACTGTACGTTTCCAATCTTCTTCAAGAGCTATGATACCCACGTTATCTTCTGTCTGATTGATAAGCCAATGCTCAAGCTCTCTTGTGATACTAGACTTACCGAGTCCTGTTCCACCTGTAAGTGTTACCAGTTCTCCTGCCCTTAGACCGAGTAGCTTTTTGTTAAGACCTTCCCAAGGATAAGGTACGCTTTGTTTACGTTCTCTGTTTAAGAAATCATTTTGTTTCTCTGATACCCTGATGATACCACTAGGTGTATAAACCTGTGCATCCCACCAAGCTCTTGTAAAGTCTTGATGTTTGCCTTTGTTAAGCATGTCGTTAGGGTCTTTGTATCCATTAGGAAGCGTAACAATCTTTGCTTTTCCGGGCTTGATAATACTAGCTACCTGTTGAGAAGCTTCAATACCTGCTTTATCTTTGTCAAAACATATGACAACATTGTCAAAACTTTCAACATATTCAAGGCTTTCTTTTACGTCTTTAACTGCTGAAGCAGCACCACGTTTAATGGATACTACAGCCCACTTAGAGCCTAGTAGCTCATAAGTAGCCATAGCATCACACTCTCCTTCCACTATCGTAAGATACTTTCCTCCTTCCTTGAATAAGTTTTGTCCAAAAAGTCCAGAGTCTTGGATAGTACCCTCGAACTTAAAGTTTTTATCTCTAATATATCTAATCTTTGTAGCACATTGCTCATGATTAATGTAAAAAGGATATAGATGTTGTGCCAACTGACCATTAGAATCATATACAACTTTAACACCATACTTTTCTGCTGTTTCTTTGGAGATATTTCTATCTGTAAGCTTTGCAAAGATACCTCCATGAACATTTACATGTGGTTTAGGTGTTGGTTGTTTAATATAGTTTGTCATTGGCGTTACTTTTCCCCCATAGTTTGAATAAAATTTGTCACAACTAAAACATTTTGCAGACCCATCTGCGTTTACAGATACTGCATCTTTACTACCACATTCGTGACAAGGAACATGATACTTTACGAATTTACTTTGTTCTTGCATATAATTACCCTCGTTTTAAATAAGAAAGCCACCCTGTTTTACGAGAGTGGCTTAGTATGGAGATATCTATGTTGATTATTCTTCTTCAGTCGAAGCTTCCTCATCAACACTTTCTTCTTCAACCTCTACCACAGCTTCAGGACAATCTTTTAAGAGGGTTTCAAGATTGTTTCTGTGTGCCTGACTGGCAAAGTTTAAAGCTTCTAAATGAACTTCTAATGTGCCTACTTTATTGATAGTAATACGAGCATTGTTTTGCAGTTGTTCATTTTTAATATTATTTACATCATAGTTTACGATGCCTTCATCATTTTTAATACTTATAATCATATTAAAATTCCTCGCCATCCCCATAAGGGTCTAGCTCAGCTCCGTCTTGAGTTTTTAATGCTACTAAATCAATTACCTGCATAGCTTGGAAATCCAAACCTTTGAACTGACCATATTTATTATCGGTTTCCCACTCGTTGTATTGAACTTTAACAGTAGAACCATTACCTATAACATCATCCATAGGTTGTTTGTTCTTATCAAAAAGTTTAGGTGCATTTCTTACCATGCCATTTGGTCCATTCACTTTTCTTTTAATTGTTAAGGCTCTACCAACAGAAGTAGCACCACCATTCTCATCTTTTATAGATAAGTCTTTTACTTTAAAGCCACGAGCCTCAAAGTCATTTGCAACATCCTCATTCACTACTAAATCAACTGTATACACAGGTTCAAACGTAGTGTTTGGTGTTGTTACTGAAGCCCAGTAGGCTTTTCCTTCTAATACTGCCATATATAACCTCCTTTTGGTTTTGGCTGTTTAATTGGGTGTATTATACCCTAAGTTGTCATTGATGTCAAGCATTATATCATCCAATGTGTAAATACTTTCATCAAAAAATTTTACATAATACTCATCTTTATTCCACCTAACTTCATAGGCGATTTTGTTTTCGTATAGTTCTTTATTGTTTTCTCGTATCCAATTTTCAAACTCTCGGTATTCGTCTTTGTTTAATTTTTTATATCCTTCGTACATATTATAGTCTCCACCATGTAGGTTGTTCTCTGTTCTTGTTCCATTGTGCATAATGTTTTTCATGTATAACATAATTCCTGTATGCTATTATGGGGTCTTTGTTTTTGTACTCGTTAGGCATAGCCTGTGCAAGTGGTGTCATGCTTGTATGTGTAATATTATCAGGCATCTTACTCAAAGGCTCTTCAAGTTTAGTAATACTTGCATGAGTCTTACCATATCTATAGTTGTATTCCATACCTAGTGCTAAGAAATGTCTGTACAACCATGAGTAATTACTACTAGATTCTCTAGCCCAAATAGTACATGGATGATTCCAATAAGCTCTTTTGTATAGTCCTACACTATCGGCATACTCATCACCATCAAGTTCTCTATGTGCTGTACATAGCATCTGAGCTGTTTCAAGTGGCATCTTCACTAGCATCTTATCAGGCTGTGCTTCTGCTGATACAACAGGACACTCATCAAAATAAAATATGTTCATTACTTACTCCACGTTTCTTGTTCAATAAATTCTACTACTTTATTTCTAAGATTGCAAATACTATTAAACTGTGGGTGTTCAATATCAATCTTACCAACTCCATACTTTTCTAAAAGATTATAGAAATCATCTTGAAAGTTTATAA